ATAGAAGTTGGATGCTTCGATGTCAGTTAGTCCGTCACCGATTGAAGCGAAGGCAAAGTTTTTCGATGATGGCAAAGTGAAAGTTCCAGATATATTACACGCTCCTATATAAATGTTTCTATTTGGAATAGCACTTGTGATTTGTGTTGATTGAATTAGTTTAGTTCCATTTCTCCACAAATTGGCTGCATTTGATGCTGTTCTATTATTAACAAAAAGACCGCTTGAATTTGGTAAAGTTGACCTTGGTTGGCTATCCGAGTTAAACCCTCCAATTAGCAAATTGGCTTGGCTATATAATGAAAGTAACTGCCAAGTGTTCCCACCACTAAATGCCCCCATATCATACGTAGCCACAGTTTCAACTATATTACTGCGTGAGTAAAGAGATTGGTGTCCTGAATTTAATGTCGTATAGTTCAAAAATGTTTGCGCAAAAGTATTTATTTTATTTCCAGTGACTCCGTTTGAGTTATGAGTCCATCCACCGCTAAATAGTAACCTATACGCAGCATCTAAATCTCTTGGGTCTTTTAAATTATATTTATGACTCGCAGCTGTACCACCAACAAATGGATAAATAGCTGACATTTTAGTCCATATACCATTAGCTTTTAAAGAAACAACTAGCGTATTGATTGCAGTTTGTTGAGTTGGATTAGTTATAGCAGCCGCAGTAATGAACGCTTGTGCATCAGGGTCAAGTGAAGAAAACTGCCAAACTAAAGTGCTTCCGATTCTAACCTCATTAACTTGTGTGCTTCCTATCTTGCAATTGGTTATATCTAAAGTTCCAATCTTCATTATACAATAAAATAAAGTGTACTTGCGTTTGGTGTAATTGCTGCGTATTCTGCTGCGGTCAAAGTTTGAATAGCATTCGTATCATAGGTTACTCCGTCATGAGTTGGTATTATTCCAGCATTAGCCAAACTTTCGTTTTTCCAAAGTGAAGTAGCTGAATCGTATTGCAGCAAATCATTATTTGCCACGGATGTAATCGAAACATTGTGAAGTTCGTCAAGTTCCCAACCGTTCATAATTTTAACATAGATACTTCCGTTTACTGCGTTAGAATATTCAACATAACCAATAACAACTATGTGACCTGGAGCAGTTGGTTTAATATTGGTCAATCTTCCCGCAGTTGTTGGACTTAAATAAAGTACGTCACCATCCACCCACGTTTCACCTTGTAAACTTCCCGTAGTGTTTATGTTTTCTAACTGACCAACCGTTAAAATGAAACCTTCTTGATTTGTTGCGATTGTTTCCGTTACTATTCCAATTGTATCTGCTGAATTATTATCATTGTTAGCTTGTGCTAAATTGACCGCTAACCTTCCACCTTGCGCACCGCTTACTCTAACCGCTTGATAATTTGCTTTTGTTAAAGTTGTATTCGGAGTTACTTTATTGACGATTCTAGCTACTAAATCAACACCGTTTTTAATAGTTACGTTACCACCTTTTAAAAGTGTTTCAGAACTTCCTATTGTGTTATTCCATTGAGTAGAGCCCACGTTAAAACCAGCTCCCGAAGGTGATACGTTAAGACTAATATGGTCAGCAGTTACGTTATGCGTTCCCAAATCAAGGTCAGCAGTTGCGCCCGTATAAGGAACGAATCCACTTGTTGAAGGAAGAGCTGCTAAAGCATCAAATACAGCGTTACTTGTTACGGGATTCAAACTTCCATTTGTAACCGCATCTTCTATTGGAATGTTTATATTTATTGCCATACTATGTTAAATGTTTCGTCTTTTAAACTTGGAATCGTCACGCTTGTAGTCACTCCGTTAACTATGAAGTTGTAGGTAGTATCGGGTAAAACTAAAGTCCCACCACTAACAACTGTATCTGAATACGTACCGTCTGAATTTTCAACTGTTGCATCCTCACAAATATTACTAGGAATAGTTGCAGCATCGCAAGAAGTCATATCGTTAGGAATCAACACATCAAACGAAGCAACCCATCCAGCTAAGTAGTTTTCAAATCTTTCGGTAAATGGTTCGATATTTGGATTTCCGTCTAGCTGATATAAGTTAGTAAATAAGTCACCACTTTCTAACACCTTAAGCAAACGAGCTATAACAGCAAACTGAGTATTCAACACGTCTTGTTCGTTATCGTTACCTCTGAATTGTCCTAGCGCAGTATTGTCAATTGCATCCTTTGAGATATCGACAATATCCATAGCCATAACCGATATGTTATATCTGAATACATTTCCCTCCATTGTAGCGTTATTTACTACAACATGAGAAAGTGGAAAAATCGTTTGTTTCTTAAGGTCTACACGAAAGATATCACCATACGTAATAGTGTTGACAAAAGCGTCTTGAGCTAACTGAACTCTAATTTTTTCCGTTATGTTGTAAAAGCCTTGCATTTTATTTATATATTTGTAAAAACATAAAGTATGAAAAAGTTATTATTATTATCAGTTGTTGCTCTTACATCATGTGGTAAGTTCAAATTTGAAAACAAAGTACAAGGTACTTGGAAGATGTCCGAAGCACGTTTAGAATCAATGTCTTCATGGCAAACAATCCCACAATCAGAACCCGAAGTAGTTATTACGGAATCGCATATTTCAAACCCTTGGAATACATCGTACACCATTGTAAATAAAACATTAGTATTCAATAACCAAACTATTAAAGTTGAAGTCAATAAAAATACTATGTTATGGGTTTTTGAAAACACGGATTCTTTAAAGTTTACTCGTTAATACTTGGTTATCTTAACGAAAGAACCCGAAAGAAGCAATCCGTTTTGATTTGTTCCTGAAGCGTTCGTTGTTGCAACTCCCAATATTGACGTTGTTAATATAGACGCTTGTATTTGTCCATTTGTACAAAGTGCTTCTATTTTAATGTTACCCGTAAGTAATGTTGCAAAACCCGTAATTGTATACACACCTACTGATGCGTAAGTTGTTGCCGCTGTTATTCCTAGCGTATTCTTTAGAACTGTTATAGTCGGTGCGCTTGTTCCCGTTTGAGTTATTAACGCTTCCCAAACTAAGCCACCGTCTAGCTGTTCACCCGTTAACTTTCTACTACCAAACAAACCACCGCCTAAGTTCTCACTAACTTCGATTAGATCGGTAGCAGCTAGTACACCCGTAGAATGTGCAGTTAATTCACTTATTCTTACTTCCGCCATTTTCGTTTAATTTAGTTAGGAATACAGTTAACTTAATAATATTTTCCTCTTTTGGTTTATAGTTCTTTCTCATAATATCCAACCGCCTAAGTTCATTTCTCTATCTGGATTTACATCCTCGTTGCTATTCGTATTATACTGAGGATATAAGCTGTTATTGTAACACATATAGTCAACGAATCGTTTAGTGTAATTCTCTGCAATACTTCTTTCTTTTTCAACTAAGAAATCTACTTCTTCTTTACTTACCGATTCGCTATTTTCTGAACCATGCTTATAAACTCCCTTATTTGCGATTGTATAAGCTGCGAAAGGTAAATACTCAACCATCGCCCAATGTATCAACATAGGCTTTATATACGTACTTACAAGCGTTGTGTAAGGTACAGCTAAAGTACCAGCAACAATATCAGCACTAATCTTATTGTAAAGGTCAGTACCTAAGTAGTTTTGAATGTGAATATCTTGAGCAATCTTAATGTATTGAACAAATTTATCAACGTCAACATTACCATTAAGTGATGTGCTTTTAGTTAAATCTTCTCTAGTTATGAATAGTGCTTGTGCCATTATGCTACGTCTGAGGGTAAATTAGTATTATTAGGGCTAAATCCTTTCAATGGCATATCGTTAGGCTTCATAGCAACCTCTTTAGGATTACGAACTACATAACCAAACTTCTCAGCTTTGTTAGTTGATATAGTTGGAGCGTTAGGGCTTTTTACATCAATAGATTTACTTGCGCTAACGTAAGTTTTACGAAACCATTTATGACCACATCTAGGGCCACCTTTGTATTTGAATATATCGTAAGTGTCTGTTCCAAATTCTCCAAATCCTTCGTTAACTACAGTTTCACTCATCATTGCAATATCTTCTTTTCGATATAACTTGTTACGTTGCATCATCAATTTACAAAAGTCACGCTCAGGCGATTTGTTACCATCGTACACATATCTTACCTTAAAGTAAAATCCATCAATCTCTTTGTCTTGGTTTGACTTTTGATTAGGTGAAGCAACTCCTGAGTTAACAAATTCCCAAACCTTACTAAGTAAAGATTGCTTAGGTTTAAAATATTCCTTTAATTGATTGTCAAAATCTTCTTCATTATCATAATCAACCTCACGTTCATCTATTAATTCCCAACCTTCCAAATCTTCATCTTCACCAAAGCGTGACAAAACGTCACTAAGTTTATCATGTGAACTCATCGCAACTTCCTCAGACTTTTGTTCATCCGCTTCGATATCTTCAAATAAGTTCAAACGTCTAAAGAATAGGTCTAAGCTAATATTGTTAAATGCTAATATCTCAGCAATAGCGTCTAAGTGAATATCTTGTTGTGGTCTGATAACTGTATTGTGAAAATACTTAGCAGCTACTTCTATTTCATCAGCATTAGAGCTGAATCCTTGACCGTCAGGAGAAATTCCCACAAGCATAGGTGAAGTAATACAATGACCTACTAATATTTTATTTCTACACTCAGTCGATAAGTAGTTGTAATGATCGGGAGCATCGTTTAATGGAATATCGTCTACCGTTGTTTTCTGCTCCTGGTTATTGTTGAAAGATACGATTACCTTTTGACCTCTAGCACCCGTTAACTTACCTAGTACCTTTTTAGCTTGAATCTTTTGTTGTTCCTCAGTTGGTACACCGTTATTAAAGTTAACTACCTTTGTACCGCTAAATCCGTTATCTACATCATTAATTAAATACTCAGATATACGTTCTTCAAGAATACAATAGTCTAAACATGGTTCGTAAGCAACAGCTGAGAAGTATTTTCTACCTACTGACTGCGCTCCAAATACAACTAATTCAATCCCTTCGTTAGACGTTCCGAAAGATGGGATTCGTTTAGGTGGAAATGCTTTAGTATCACTCCAATTATCAGAATAATAATAACCAGTTATATTACCATCTTTATCGCACTTCTCAGGTCTAATTAAATTGATAGGCATATATTTTACCTTGACAATCTTATTGTGTGCTTTATTGTAGATTAATTGATACGCTCCTTGTCCTAAGTGATATAGATTATCTCCAGCAGCTCTTAAGTCATGAGGCCTAAACAACGATAACATTTGAGCAAAGTCATTAGGTCGCTTGTTTGCGTTCTTAGCATACAATCCTCTACCATACATTAGACGTGCAATGTTGTTGATAATAGAACCGTTTGTTGTAGAGTTACGTCTACGATCAATTAACCATGTATAATAGTCATTTTCAGTTCCGTATTCAACCCATTTATCTCTACCGTCTTCAATAATCTCAGGTTGAGTATAAGCTGATAACTCTAAAATATGTGTGTTATTATTCATAAACTATAAATTCGTTATCCGTTGTGTTTTGAACATACTCCCCATTATTGATTGTGTATGTTGTAGCAGATTGATTAGTGCAAAATATTTTATCTTTGTAAACTACATTAGCACCGTCTAAAACTGTTAGCGTGTAAGTATGACCTTCAACTAATGCAATGATTTTAGAGATAACTGCATAGTAATCTAATTGAGTTATCGTAATGTTATAAGTAATAGAATCTCTAGTTGTTTCATCGGTAATAATCATACTATCCGCTGCGAATTGTCGAGGGATAATTTTAAAGGTTTGCGATGTAGCTTGTTCTCTTAATACTAACATATATAAGTATAACTAAAAAGTAGCAAAACTGTTTTAAAAACAAAAACCCCCACCAATTAAGATGAGGGTTTCAATTAGTAAAGAAGTATTAAGAACCTAATACAATAGTCACTCCAGCAGTAGTTAACAAAGCATCAGTTGTAGCTTCCATGAAGTTAGCTGGTACAGGCTCCATTCCTACAAGTGTCAAAGTATAACCGCTTAAGTCACCCATTGCAGCACCTGTTGTAATAGTTCCACCCGTTACATCCATACCGAACTTAAGTCCGCACATGAAGTAGTTAGAGTTGTTATCTACTACGATAACAGTAGGATTACCGTAAGCCAATAATTTAACTTGTTTGTGAGTAGCAATATCTTGCTTAGTCAACGTCAAGTTTAAAGTTTGCTCAAAGTAAGTAGTACCCGTATCTCTTGAAGATACAATTGTTTGTTCGAATGAACTAGCAGAACCTTTAAGGTCATACTTATAACCGCTCGGTGTACCCGTTACGGTTTCGATAACATCAGTATTAGTTGAATCGTAAGTTACTCCCGTCATGTCACCTTGGTTCATGAAGAAAATAGCCTTAAGTCCGCCTACTGTGTCTTTACAAGGAATCAATCTTCCCAATGATAAATCACAAGCCATATTTTTATAGTATTAAAAAAGGGTGATGTTTATTGCACCACCCTTCTTAGTTAATTAATCTTGTTATTAGTTAGCTCCGTTTGTGATACCGTAAGTAACGATGTCAGTAACGTTACCATAGTTAACAGCACCTGTAAACTTCATGATAAAACGTACATTATCAGAACCATCGATGTCTTCCATGTCGATAACTTTAACAGCTTGGTGGTCATTCAACAAACCAGTACCGAAATACAAGTTATCCTTATAAGTAGCGATAGCAACTGTTGAAGTCATACCTTTACACATTACCAAAGGAACACCATCAACTGATACTGAGCCGTCAGTATACCACATAGAACCCATTGCGTTAACACCGTTAGCACCTAATCCTGAAGTACCGAATCCACCTAATGATTGGATGTAAGCCTTGAAGATAGCTTGTGAACAGTAGATAGCGAATCCTTCGTGTCCCCAAAGACGATCAGGAACAGCAGCGATAATCTTACGAAGTTCAACTAAGATAGTAGAAGCACTTACAGCAGCACCACCAACTTCTTGAGCAGAAGGTAAAGCAGCATCAGCAGCTAATAATGTTTCGAATCCGTCAAACTCACCTTGGTTAGCGTTAACACCTGACCAGATAGTAGTTTCCATTTTAGCAGCAACCTTAGCAGCAACGTGAGCGATTAAGAAATCAGCAAAGTTCTTAGGTAGTACATCAGTAGCAGAATAACCCATTGATACCGCTTCCCAATCAGAGCGGAAATCAGCCTTACATAATTGTAAGTTTACCTTTAATGATTCAGGTTGTAGAG